GTCCGTATGCCTTACGCACGATTATGTCATCCCCGTAGACCGAAAAGTCTACGCCAGGATCGCCACAACCGCAAGCGAAACATATAGCCGCGAATGTAATTGTTTCGACAGGGAAGCAGAACCCATTCCCCATACTACAGAGCATGTTATAGCGTTGTTCAACGCCTTTCCATGAGAGGTAGTGACTGCGTGTCCTCTGAAAGAGGGTAAACCAGTCTGGGGGATACAGATATTTAACCGGAGATATAGCGTTACTATTGCTAGCACCGCGCAAATCTATGGTCACATACCCAGCCTGCGAATCATCGATTGAGCCCTCACGGGCAAGTCTTTGATTCAGCGTCTGGTCAGAGAGATCAAGACCGGCTCTACGCAATTTCTTACGCAAAACCTGATCGATACCTTTCTGAACAAACCCATTAAGCAGGGGCTCGACTGCGATCGACCGATGGGTCTTAGCAGTTTTCAACGCGAAGCCAAGTTTATTGCTGTTCACCACGTTTAATCGAGCAATGTAGCTTTTAAAGGCCGCATCGTAATCGAGGCAAGACACTCTCTGACCATCATTATACAACCTCGAGGACAATAAAGTCTCGAGATAATGATGATTGTTGAGTATTCCGCCGAACGCGTGGTGGATGGCGCCGGGTGTTACGGTCCACTTTTGTTCTTCGGAAAGCTTCCGAATTACGTGGGTGGCATCGCCGTGAACACCAACTGAGGCACCTTTGCCGAAATCGCACTCTCTAAAGACGTCACGATAGCTCGGAGTCGTTCCAATTACGGAACGTATCCAGGCCATCGCGATTTTCCCTTCCTTTCTAAATGCATCCCTCGCGGGATCGATAGCAAGAAGATCGAATTTACGGTTAATCCTAGCGCAACGCCTTTCGGCTTTGAAAAAGGATTCTACCGCAGTTCGTTCCGGGTCCAGCTTAACAAGCTTGGACTCCCAGGGGTACTTTTTGATGAGTAAAGCGAACTGATTCGCGACATAATGCTCAGTCGCGGTCACATACCGCTGTGATGACAAATAATCAGCGCAAGCATAAACCTCTGGCCACTTCTTTTGCCTTACGGCATCGGAAAGTGGTCGCAAAAATTCATGACTGCGTTGGCTATCCAACAATCGCGCCAAGAATCGACCGTAAAGATCGAATCCGTTGCGAGACAGTCTCTCCGTCGTTAGACGAAGTTTCTGTAATTGGCGATGCGCCTTGGAATCCATTGCGATTTTCCTCGGTTTTCGTCTCCTTCATAAATGACAGGAGAGCAAGAATAACAACGACCACCATTAGCATGGCAGTCAGGGCAAGAACAAATGTCGTGGAGTTTGGTCCATCAGGTTTCTGGTCTTTGGTCATTATTGACCTAGGCTAGTAATTGATGAGCTGACTCTTGACAAACGTCTTGTACGCGGCAGAAGCCAAGTACGCGCCCATGTCATTCAGGATGGCATCGATGTCAGCAGAAGCAGCGCCCACAGGGATCGACGTATTGATGTCCAAAATGGCATCGTGAGTCGGTGTGAGGGCACCCGTAAGCGTAAGCGTACGGGTCAGTTTCGCATCTGTTCGGCTAACGCCGCTCAAGGTTGCAGTCGGTTTCGCGGGCGCACGAAGCAGGCGCACGTAGTCTTTGAGAGACAACGTGTGAGCCGGGCCAGTGTAGCCTACAGAATCCTTCTGGAACGAGTCGGCAGTGAAAGCTTTGGCATTGATGGTTAGGGTCATTAAGACACCTTTCAGGTAAATTGACGAGAGTTGTTGAGAGAATCCTCCCAACGACGATATGCCCTCTTTTCATGGAAGGCACTGTTGTTAGGCCTGAACCCAATAAGGTTCGACAGCTTAACAAATCGACCCGCAACTAACGCTACTGAATCAGCAACTCTAGTAAATCCGTCGAACCGAAAGTCCGACTTCATTTCAAAAGATGCTGGCAATAGCGGGCTACGCGTTGTCGTGACACGCACTACTCCTACGGTCCCAGTCATGGGCGAGGTAATGGTGTATACAGCTGGGTTCGACGCGACATCACTGGTTATGCGATAAGCATTCGCAGTGACTCTAGTCGTAACCAAACAGCTGCCGAGCGAGTTCCACCCGAAGACTGGAAGTGTGGCTTGAACATAACTGCTCAAGTTGACGAACCAATCGGCGACGAAGGAGTACGAGGTGAGTTCTAATGGTAACATTAGAAGACCTTTTGTAGAGAAGCCGAGGTTGTTAGCGTAGCTGACATGACCCTCGTCAAGGGACATCCCGCGGACAGTGATCGAGTCATCGACCTGGTTAGACCAGGAGACATTCCCGACACCATCGTTGAGTATCCCATTTACTAAGGAATGAACAGTAAGTTGTTCCTTAGCTCTAGAAGTAACTTCCTTCTTGCCGCCTGTCTTGTTTAGGCTAGATATGATGTTCTTTATATCTCTCATCAACGGCGTTACGCCGTAACGATACATGAGATATCCGTCCGAAACCTCTTTCATGAGGCGACGTCCGGCAATACCTTTCTCGGCACTTTGGAGCATCCTTTTGGAAAGGGCTTTAAGTTTCTCGATAGGGTTTTGTAACATTTCTATCACCTGTCTATACTCGGCAACACTTTCCCAGAGATCTGAGTCAGCAGTGCCTCGCTTTGACAAGGTTTCCGTAGATATCAGCCTTTGGACGCGAGAGACCTCTGCGTCCGAAATAGCCGTGCTGATTACTGGCAAGCGATTCCCGTGGGAATCCGGGGCGATTGTTGGGATTATTCCCAATATGCCGCTTTGATTGTCACGCCATTGAGCATGAAGCCCAACGGTATTACAAGCATTTGCGACAGCCGTCGTTTGCCTTCCAGAACCAGCCGAACTAACCGTTACTTCTTCTTTCCACATGTTGTTGAAGAATTTCTCTCCAGCAGCTTGTCGACTCTTGAAGCGCGGTACAACGAAATCCGTCATGCTACGCATAGAACCATTTAGCAAACCAGGCATCGGTCCAGTTACGGTCCATGCCCCATTCCAGGGGCAGGACGCATAGGTCCTAGTCTGATTTTCTACGGTTTTTACGATCGCATAGTCAACTCGTACCCTTGGATAAGGGGACGGGTCATATGCCCTCTTGGGCAGCGGTATTTCGCGGTTCGACACCATGGGTTTACTCCTGTGGGTGGCAGTTGGCGCATTGATAACGAATCAATGTCAACTGCAGATGGGTCCTTCCTCCGTGTCCACGGCCTTTAGGAACCCGGTCACATCTCCGCCATTCTGTTTCCAGAGGGTAGAGAGTGATACCGGAATTCCATAGGCTTTCCTTTCGGAAATTACCAGTGAAAAACCACGGTTCAGGTTACAAGCTACGAAGCAAGCCCTATAAGGGTTCACTCCATCGCTTGTTTCGTCAAAGCTATACCAAGCCATAAGGTCATTGATTACAGTCAACTCCGCGGGTGTTAACCCAACGTCGCGATTGTAACCCATGCCAAGGCTCAATATATGCTCAACCTGTATCTGAAGATC